CCCCGTCCGTCGTTGTGATTTTCATAAACTGCTCGCCCGCAGTGTCTTGAATTACGAGGGCCGTAGCGTTGTTGTCTGGGATAGCTGTAGTGCCTGCGCTGATTTGCTGGCCGTAGTTAATAATTTTTGCATCCGCCATGACTTACCCCTTTGCCGTTGTTGCTTTGATGTGAAGGTCGCCAGCCATTGAGCCGGTACCGTCGTCGTCGTAAGTGCATCGAACGTGTTCAAGCTTCATGTCAAAGTTGACAATCGTCAGTGTCTCGTCTGTTAAATCAATCGTTTGGATTGTCGGAGTGGCTACCTCGGTACCGGTACTGTCAGTAAAAACAGACTTAAGCCGAATGCGAATATTGGCCGAGCTGTTGTCTGAGTAAAACTCCCACGTTTGCCGACCATGCTCTTGGACTTTTAAATCCATGGCGGTGGCTTCCGTGGTGCCGGATAGTCCGGTAAATACTTTGGTAATGGTCTTCATCTCAAAATCCTCCTAGGGCACAAGGCCGAGTCATATCTTCAACTCAAGTGGTTATGTCTTAGCCATACATGGCTTGTTCTACTAAAGTTGTACTTGCTTCACCGGTTTTCCTCAACGTATTTCCGCCTTTTCTTCCGCTTGCATTCTTTGTTGCAGCTTCGTGAACACTCTGCATTGCCCCGATGAACATTGGAGTCAGAGTGTTTGTCATCGCAATCCCTGAGAGATTGGTTAACAATGCGCGGTCGTCCCATGAAATTCGTTTTCCTTGATTAGATAGCTTAACTTGAATGGTCTCTATAAGCTCTTGAGACTCTATGGGGTAAAACTCTCTGTATGCATTGCCTTCTGCTTTTGTCAGCGTACCGGCTATCATTTTGTCCGCCACTACGTTGGTTCCACCAATTCCAATTTCTGCAATACTCATAAACTTAGAGACATCCGCATCAGACCGGGTGATTTCATTTTGACCTGTTATTGGGTCGTAGTTCATTGCACCGTCCGTTGAGGCTGCATCGGCAAGAATACCCGCGTGTTTTGCTACTCCTAAAAACAGCTCTTCTCTTAGCTTAGGAGCTTCGGCCAGCTCCCTGGTTGATGACTCTAATCGAGAATGAAGAAAGTCAGGGTCAGCCAACTGGCCCATCTGATTCATTGCAGCTCTAGCATCATCTCTAGGGTTGCCTGTTGCCTTAACTCCAAGCAAGGCCAAGAGAACAGGTAGCGCTCTTGCTTTTTGCGGAGCCCCTGGTTTTGTGTTTTTTACTATGCGATTAACAACCTGCGTGGCTCTCTTGTTGAGATTAGAGGCAACCAATGACTTAACGCCATGAATCGCTGCTCTTCTTTTGAATCCGGCTGCAGGTGTTACAAGTGCAGAAGTTGCCCCGGAAGCCAGATAGCCAAGTGGTCCTCCTGCCATTAATCCGCCAAGAGGCAAAGCTGCCAGCATTGTATTCATTGGAGAATGAACAGAATAAATTTCTCTGTATGCCCTCTGAACATCTCCAAGCTCATCGGTTTTTGTTTTTAATGCCTTGTAGCTTTTTGACAAGCTGTCTACAGTTTGAGTCTTGCTTGCAGACAAAAGAGTATTTTTTCCGTACTCTTTTTCAATTGTTTTTAGGAATCCATCGTAGTTATTTACAAACTCCTGAAAAACTCTAAACGAGTCACTTTGTTCTGGCCTATATGCATCTTTAAGAAAAGACCTAATCCCAGACCATTTTGCAACACGTCCTTTTCGCTGCTCTTCTCCAAAATCTCTTGTTACTTTGTAATCTTTTTCAAGTGGCGGAGTTCTGTCATGCTTAACAGAGCGGTCAATTAAGTCTTCAAGTTTTTTATTAAGCTCATTTAAGGTCTCAGCTTCGGGGTCTGTTATTTTTGATTTCTTAGCCTTTTCTACTGCTTTTCTTGCCTTATCTACTTCTTTCTTAAAAGCTCTGCCCATTTCCTCATGGTCAGCAACAGCTTTTCTAAAAGTTTCTCTGTTGGCAGCCTCATCTAAACCAAGGCCGGGTCTTGCGTTGGTAAGCTCAATTGACTCTTCAACAACCTCGTTAAGCTCTTTGCGTATGGCTTCCATTTTGGCTGTTCTGGCAGCGTCAGGAAAAAACTTATCTTTGACAGGCTCCTGAAGAACATCTTTTTGAGACTTTAAGTTTTTTATAGTCTCAGTTAATTCGTCAAGTTTTTCGGCAACCTCTTGGCTTGTAGTGCCTTCGGGCCAATTCCAGTTATCATAATACCCTTGATATTTCTTAAGGGATTCTTCAGCATCAAGAAGCTTGGACTCAATTAGCTCAATTTCTTTGCTTTTTTTAGCGGCACCAGGGGATGCGGCTTGCTTCATTCTTCCAAGGTTGCCTCTTAGTGAGCCTGCCTTTTTATCGAGAACCTCTAGCTTTTTGCGGTAATCAACAACGCTCTCGATTCCATCATCAAGAGTGTTTGCGTGATTTTTTGCTGCCAAAAGAGATGCATCTAATTGCTGAAAAGCGCCCTCAAGTTCATCTGCGTCATATGTCCTACTGGCTCTAAGTCTTTTTCTGAAATCAACAAGAATATCAATTTGGTCATCAAGGGCCTTGGATTCCGCTGTGGCCATAACAGTGGCTTCACCCTCAGTGGCTGCCCTGCTGGCCATACCAAGACCTTCTCTTTCGCCTTCCCCTGTAAACTTTTTTAGAAACCGATGGTACGACGGGAGAAGCTGAGTAAAGGCTCTGTTTGTTTCTCTTTGCCTTGTGGCTGCCTTTGTCCCAAAAAGAGAACCGTCTTCAAGAGTGTTTTTAAGAGAATGGTAAACATCGACCAGGGGGTTACCTGACTCCATGATGTTATCAACACCGGAGCCAGACCTTTTATAAATAACCTTCCCTATTCCTCTCTTAAAGGAGTCAAGGGTTATAAATAATTCCGGCAAAACACCGTCAACCATGTTTTGGCTTAGCAGGTCGCTGGTCTTGTACGTGTCTTTAAAGCTAAAATTTGGAAGCTCTACGTCTTTTGCAAATGCGGCTCGAAGCTGTGGGCCATACACGGCAATAGCAACATCGCCCTCAGCTGCGTTTTTTGCAACCATTGAAGCAATTTGGTCTATTTGTTTTTCTAGGCCTTTTTCAATTTTATTGAGAGCCGTTAGCTCTCCTCCGTCCGCAACAAGCTTATCTTTTTTTGCTGACTTTACTTTTCTTAAAGCTGCGTGAAGCATAGCAATGGATTCATCAATTGCGCCCAGTGGGTCCTCTGATTCAACAACATCACGCATCAGTCGTTTTTTCTCAGAGCCACTAACCGAGCGAGTAGCAAGCTCAAGGCCATCTATTGCATCATCAATAAACAGAGCCACTTGGTCAGCTGTTTCTTCTGCAATTTTTCCATGCCCAAAGATTACTTTATGGGCATACTCTGAATTTAAAAGCTTTCTGTATGTCTCTTTGTCTCCGCCATGCATGGCAGACAAGATGCTGGATTCCCAGTCCTTGGCTTTTTCTGCTACAGCTTTGCCATACTTGCTTTGATTGACAGCGCTCAAGCCCTTGCCGATTAGTGGAGAGGCAAGACCAAGAACGCCGCCGAGACCGCCAGACAGAGCCATAATCCCTCCGACATGGGAAAGCATTTGCTCCGCTGTTCTGTCAGCTCTTCCCAGCATTTGCTCAGAAAATCCGTCAACAGCCCCAAACAAGGCACCCTCTACGGTTGCAGCACCCGTGAGAGCTGCGCCGCCTTGAATCATTTTATCGGCAGTTTTAGCCAGCTCAAATCCTGCTACGGATTCTCCTGCGCCCAGTCTTTTTGCAATGGCTTTTTCTGCCGCAATACCTGCCTTTGCGCTTAGTCCCGCAACCGTCCCTTTTGATAGACCCTGAGCCAAGAGACTGGTTCCGCCGGAGGCCAGTGCAGGAGCAACAGCACCAGTAAGCTCACCTGCCAAAGAAATGTTTGGGTTGTACTTCTCTAGCTTTGCAAGCTCTTCTTCTGAATAAAGGTCAAGCCTATCAAGAAGAACATCGCTTAATCCAAAAGACAAACCACGGGCCACGGCTAAGCCCCCAGCCTCCAGGTTCCTCTCGTCATACTCAGCAGATTCAATTCGCTCTTGTCGAACGTCTGCTTGGTCATACGTAGCGCCAGCTCTAAAGGCATCCTGAAGATGCTCAGAAGATATGGTTCCGTAGCGCCCATCTGGCAGCTGAATATTTACTTCAGTATTAGACGGAAAGGCATACAGTCCGCTCATATAGGCTTCTTGGACCTGCTCCTCTGGAATATCTACCCAGCCGCCTTGTCTCTTTGAAAATAAACGCGCCATTGGTTAGTTGCCTTGCTTAAAGTCCCAGTTTTCTGCTTCTGCCCTATCAGATAACGCTTTTGCCTCTTTCGTGACCACTACTTCTCCGTGCTGGGCTTCCCATGCCTTGGTCAAAAATCCGGGCCTTAAAGCTCCTGCCCTGGCAACCATAAGAGTCAGGTTATCTTTAATGGCCTTAAACTGGGCCATCCCAACATCTTGGTCAGCAGAGGATTCAGGAAACATTTGAACAAAAATTTGAAAATCTTTTTCTGTTGGCCGCCCACCATCAAATGCTTTTGTAAGTGCCTTTGCGTTAAGATTTTTGCCGTTCTCGTATTCTATTTCTTCTGACATTCCAGCAAACCATGACTTAATGGTCCTAGGCAAAACCAAGCCCCAGGCTCCCTGTATTGCGCTAACCTTTAAAAAGTCTTTTTGAAGCTCAGGAAGCAAGTTAATGGTCTTGAGTGCTAATTCAGTAGACTGGTCCCGCTTAGCCCGCGCCGCCCCGCTCCTAGCCTGGAACTGAGCTTCTTTAACCGTGATTTCTGCCAGCAGCTTTCTGTTGCCAAGATGCAGTTCTTTTTGCTTAGAGTCCATTTTTGCCAAGCCCGCATTTATTACCAGCTGAGCGTTTGCGCCTTTATGTTTTCTTAAAAGACCCTGCATTTTCATGCCTGCATGTTTAAATGCTAAAGCCATGGTTGCATTGTAAGCAACTTCTTCATTGTTAAACCTTGCCATCATGCGAGCATAGATGTTGTTTCTGTTTAAAAGAACATCTTTCTTTTTCTGCATCTCTGTTTTTTGAGCATCAATATCTCTTTTGATTGCTCCTTCAATTATCTGCAAGGCAGAGTTTGGCATCTGCCCCCTGGACATGCCTTGAGCAAATGACCCAAGAGCAATAGCAATTGCCGCCGCCACCTTTGAGCCAGTAGAAGAAAAAGCTCTATTGGGGTCAATTTTACTATTGTTGTAGTCATCCTCTAGCTCAGCTGTGCCCTTGTCGTAATCATCCAGTTTGGCCCTGTTGATTTTCTGCATGGTTTCAAGAGCTTTGACCTGTCTGCCGTACTCTCTTTCTTGCTTATCAGCCAACTCATTCTCTTCAGAAAGCTGCCCCGCCTTTGCTTCTGCCAGTCTTTTCTCTGCTAGTCGCTGCGCATCATAAGCCGCATCCAGCTCTCGTTGACCGGCGTAAATTTGCCCCCTTGCTCTGTCCCAATCAGACATTGGCTCTTCTTGAGGGGTGGCTTCTTCGGGTGTGGTTGCAAAGGTAACGTCAGGAGTTTGCTCTTGGGGCTTTTCTTTGCTTTCGCCCATAGCAGCATATTTTTTTACAGCTTCTGTTGCAGAAATATTTTGTTCTTTTGCAATTTTTAAAATTGCCTCAGCTCTTTGTTTGTCGGCTAGCTGTTTGTCAGATCTTTTTTGAGCCGCCTCTTTTCGCTTTTGCTCTTTTTGTTTTGCCTGTCTTTCTTCTTCTTCTTTGATAAGCGCTCTTCTTAGCTGATTTTGAGGCAATTCAGCCTCTCGGCGCTGCGCCTCTATTGCGGCCATTTCTCCCACTAATGCCATAACTCTTCTCCCTTACCCGAAAGTTCTACCCGTAGCCTTGCCAGCTCCGCCCATAACTGAAGCCCCAAGAACAACCCCCGCAGGATTGCCGCCAGTTAGGAGAAATCCACCTACTGCCCCAACCGCGCCAAGAACTCCGCTCAAAACATCTCCCCAAAAACCCTTGTTTGCCTGCGAGCGCTGATAAGCCAGCTCCTGCATACGAAGCTTTTTGTTTTCAGCCCGTGCTCTTCCTTGAATAAGAAGGTCTCTGAGGCTGTCCTCTGCCGCTTCACGCTCAAGTTCGGTTGCCTCTGATAGCTTGGCTCCACCAATCAGTTGAGTCGCTTGTGCGGCAGTCTCGCCGCTTCTGAGCCGTGCAGCCGAACGAAGCCCTGTGCCGCTCTGAGCCAAGCCTCTTTGGCCTGACGCGAGGGTCTCAATAGACTCTCTTGTTCGTCGTCTTTCGTCTGATTCAATTTCGCCGCGAGCAATACCAGAAAGCTCTGTGGCTATTTCAAATAAGCCTTCATCTTCAAGACCAGCTTCTCGGCGCTGTCTTACGCCTTCTCTTGCATCAAGAGTTCTTTGATAAGCAGCTTGTCTGTATTCGTCTGCATCACTGTAAAAAGTTGAAGCTGTTCCGCCCTCATCCTGCTGAAAGTCCCTGGCGGTTAGCTCTGTTGCTTTTTCCTCAGCGCTTTCATAATCCTCTTCAGTTTTTTCTGATTCCGGAAGAGTATCCAAAAAGCTCTGTTCTTCTTCGGTGTATTCTGCCATTACGTCTCGCCTCCCATGTCCAGGGCGCCCATATCATAAAGCGACGCTCTTCCTCGTTTTCTGTTTTGAGCCTCAACTTCTCTTCTTGAGCGAGTTTTTTCTAATTCTTTTTCTTTAATTAACTCGTCCAAAAAAGAGTTTTCATCTTCATCTTCAACCAGCTCATCAAGCAGAGACTCGGTGGCTTTTTCAGCCCTATATGCATCTCTCGCTGACTTGAACTCAGTAGCAGTCATTCCTGTGCCACGGTAGCCTTGCGGTATTTGTCCGCCCTGGGGGAAATATCCATCAGGAGAGCCCTCTGGGTCAAACACTTGTCCGCCTTGTGGAAAGGAGTCGTCAGGACCAATAGCGCCAGGGTCTCTTAACATCGAAGGAGAATACTCTTCTCCAGGCTTTCGGTAATCGGTTAATATGGCAGCCTCTTCGCTGGCCTGAGCTTCCTTAAGAGCGTTTGCTTCAGCTTCTTTTTTTGCAGCATCGTCAGCCTGAGTTGCAGCAAAGGCAGTTACGTCTCCAATTATTTTTGCTCCTGTTGCGATTGCAAGCGAAAGCTCAGACTGCTTTGCAATGTCTTTTTGAAGCTCAAGCCGAGTTTTTCCAAACTCAATATTATCCATAGCGCTGGCCCCTGCGCTTCTTGATGCCGCTTCTCTTCCTCGACGCGCTCCGCCTCTTTGCATTTGAGATTGAGCTACCATTTGGGCAAGCCTAGATGCTGTGTCTTCAGCAAACATCTTGCTCAATGCTTTTTGCTTCTCTTCTGCTGAAGCTTGACTTCTTAGCGCCTCTGCAACAAATGATAATGACATTATAGTGTCCTCGCTGATTCAAGCTTGAAGGATGATTCTCTGCGTCCAACTTCAAGAGAAATAGCATCAAGCTTAGCGCATTCTCCCGAGCCGGTTAAGCCAATTTTAAAACTTACTGAGCGACATTTCTGCTTGTCTAAATGCAGTCTAACAAGCATAGGGTTATCGTTTGAGCTTGTTATTGATTTTGAGTACGCGGTCCCTGATGTTAGGTCGTAATCATAAAAAGCCGAAATCGAAAGAGTATGGTCGCTAACGTAGTCTCCAATAAGCATTCCCCGGTAAACTCTTTGAGCGTGAAGAAGCCCTGCCGCTGCAATAAAGCCAGTCTGAAGAATTACATTGTAATCTACCGGCGTTCCGCTTGAGTTGTCGTCCTGAAAAACACCCGATGCTTGCTTGTAGATTTTCCCGTCAGCTGTTGCCCTTAGAAAAACTGTTCCATCATAGACTTCGCCAACCTGCCAAGCAGAAGAGGCGTATGCTACAGTCCACAGTGCCCATTTTTGGAAGTAGTAATTATAGATTAAATAGTAATCTGAGCCCGATGCTGTGCCTGAGTTAGAAAGCAAAAATCTAACTTCGTTTGTAGAATCTACAAGCGTTGCACCGACAAGCAATCTTGTGGAGCTGTCCTCAACAGGGGCGCCGTGATAAACAACAGACAAATCTCTTCTGACCAGATATATCCCGCGCTCAGTCTGATAAAATACTCCAATTGGAGTGTCCACATGGGCAGAGCCTCTTCTTGCTCCTTGGCCAGCTGCAAACATTCTGATGTTTGTAAACGGTCCTTCGCCCAAGGCAGTTGGACCTTCGCCTGAAACAAAGTAGGCGTTTTCTTCTGAGAATATAAGAAGGTGGTCTAGGTTTGATTCAATGCCTACAACCTTAGAGTTATCTGCCGGAAGAACAAAAGAGAACGCATCATTGAAACCTATCTCTTCACCGTCTACAATTGGCTTAGAGTAAGCAACTACGTCATCAGAGCGAACAACTGCAGCTCTTCCCCTGTGGGCAATAATATCACTGCATGAGCCCATGAAATCGTTTTCGCGAGCAATGACAGTATAGAGCTGTTCATTGGCTGTAATGTCTAAGTTTTTGCCATCGTCCTCAAATGGCTCTGCACTGTACTCTGCCGGGTAGCTTACAGACTTAGAGCCTATGCGGTAATAGACTCCACCACCGGGCTCTGTCCTATAAAGAACTATTTTAATTCTTCCGCTTTCTGGCTTTCTTGAAAAGCTGGGAGGGTAAACAAATATAGTTGCTTTTTTGTTTGCAGCAGAAGGGATAAAGCTTTCATGGAGAGATGGCCTAGAGCGATGCACGTTTCCGTTTGCGTCAGCCCATTCATAAATTGCCACATATTTATAATCATCGCCAGATGAAGGTTCGGCCAATCCATCTCCAGTTGCAGCTGCTTCAACTATTTGCTGGATTGCAGGGTAAACAACATAGCCTTGCTCGAATATGCTCGATTTATCGTAACCGCTTAAAAACCCACCAGTAAAAGCAAATGAGCGTCCTGCTTCAATTGAGGCCAGTGGTCTGTCAGGGTCAAAGTCTAGTTCGCAAAGTGAGATTCCAAAAATATTATCTTTATAGTTTGCTCGTCCGCCAACCCCTGGGTCGTATTCTTCGTAACCAACAAACTTGGACGCCCCAAAGATGTATTTTGTATTGGTGTTCTTCCTGGTAATTCTTTGAACACCGTAAAGGTTTCTTCTGATTTGATACAGGTCTACCCCTCCCACGTTTTCTGTAACGGGCGCTCTTTGTATCCACTCCGAAGTAAGGCACGTTGCGCAGCTTCCGGTTGGAGTTGCTGCCATTAACTGGTCATCAGAGCTTATAATTACAATGTTATTGTTTAGCCCTCTTGATGAGTTATCTATAAGGTTGGCAGCAGATGCAGCTTTTGACCTTCTTGTGAGGCTAATGTCGTTTACCTGAGAGACAGCTAAATAAAGCTTTCCGCCTGTCGATGGGTACCTGAAAGCATCGGACGTAATACTTGAATTCCATGCTGTTGGATTGCTTACTGTTGTTATGGCTCCACCGGTAGCCGCTCGCTCTCTTGTTACGTGAGAGATTCTATGCTGAACAACTGTGTCACCAACGGCACCGCCTCCAAGATTAGAGGTTTCGACCCATACATGAACTGAGCCGCCATCAGTTAACGTCCCTGCTGTTCCGGAAAGAAGATGTTGATTTGTCAGAAACCCATTAGAAAGAAGATAAGCGCTAAGGTTTGCTTTAATGGTTATTATTCGCAATTCTTTGGCTGAACCGTTGTCATGTGTTGTACCAAAAACAATATTGTAATCACTTGCGCTTGTGGAGTCATTTAGGCATTTTAGAAAAATATCATTTCCAATTGCTTGGTCTTTTTTCCATGCTTCAAAGTGCGGCGTTATTTCACCTACCCCTGTACCATAAGCAATTTGAAGCGTGGTGCTTCCGAGCATTATTAGGTCCGCTGTAGATCTTTTAAAATACTTAAAAGAATAAGCGTTGGTTGTGCCAGTGTTTCTCCATGCAACCAAAATAGAACCATCGTCCTGGTCTTCATCGTCGGTATATCCGTTCACCGCTTTGTCAGCCATAAACACCGGGTAACTTGTATGAAGGTCCGTTACAATTGTCCTTGTCGCATCAACAGTGTAGCTATTGATTGTTGTGTGATTAAGACAGTTAATTGAGTCATAATAAATATTGCCGTTATCCTGCCAAAGAATAAATACGTAATCATCTATAGCGAAACACTGGACTCTTGGGGTATCGTAAAGCTGCTGATTATTGCTTCCCGTTCCAGGGAAAGCGTATTCGGCAATCGTAACATTGTCTCGAAGAACCACTCCTGTGGTGGCATCCTCAACGCGCATTTTTACATAGTATTTTCCACCAGGAGCAGAGGGTCCAAATAAGTATTCCTGCCAAGCATACACGCGAGCAACCCGCGCCTCTTGAACGTGTGCGTTCCCTTGTCTTCGGTCTCTTTGCTGCTGAATTATTTTATTACTAAACTCGCTGGGAACATGAACGCCTTTGTCGAACCACTCATCTCCGCTTGTTCTTGAGTAAACATTTGAGCCGTCAAACAGCAAGGTCTCATCATCGTACTGAGCAACGGCCACAGCAGCAGAAAGAGAACCTCCGCCAACCTTTGACACGCCTTGCAGGTCAAAGCCTTCTCGTTTTTTAATCTGGCCTGTTTTCTCATATTGAACATTTTGAGCAGACAAGAGAGCCCCTGGCTTAATTGTCTTGCCTGAGCTTTTTTCGTCAATTCCATCTAAGAAAGGAAGAGAGACTACATTTTTTTCAAGAGCCATTTAAAACACCCACAAACTTACTTCTACATCAGCAGAAGCCAAAAGAGGAATGTATCGCAAAGGTGCAACGTTGTCTGACTTGTCTACCTTGACTGTCGCATGGGCATCTTTCGAAACAACGATATAGCCTGAATAGTTCCTGTTTAATCCATGAAACACTCGATGCTTTGTTGTGCTTAGCTTTACGTTTTTTATTAATCTGCCAGGAGGCATTATTTCAGAGCGAAGAGCAACCGTGTATGATTCAATTTGGTCTTGAATCTTTGCCAAGTCAGCATCATTTACTCTATGCCTAATAAACTCAGCCATAATTAAACCCGGTTAATGTAATTCCTGCCAAATGTTCCTGCTCTTGAGTCTGTTATCGCTGTCGGTTCGCCCTGGTCTCTATTGGAAGCAGCGTTTTCAATTCGCTCTTTTAGCTGCTGTTTTTGCACCATTAGCATCTGAACGTCCGACTCTTCTTTTTGTAGACATTTGATTGCGGCGTCTACGACCACATATTCTTCGTATCCAAATGCGACTGCACGAGCCTTGCTCACAATCGTGGCACTGTCGTCACTTCCGCCAGTTGCAAACTGCTGAGCTTCTGGCACATAGTAAAGAGTGGCGGTCCCGGAAACCGTTGGAGACGGAATAAATTTAATCTCATTGCCCTGAATAGCGTACAGTGTATTGGTTACTCTACCCGCCACCACAGCCGGTGAGTTATACACGTTGCGCTCTTGGAATGAGAATCTACGAAGACGATATGTTGTTCCCCCAGTATCAAAGTCAACTCCCAGGGCTTTGTAAAATGCGCTCGGAAGAGTGCCGGGGTTGTCCGCGGGGAGCGTGAATGATTGCGTGCTAACATAGTAATCTTCATACCTGTCCACCAAGACATCATGTATCTCAGCCATTGCGACGTTAATATAACCTATCACTTCAGCATCAGTAACAAATGTAGACCCCTCCATGTCCGCTCTTTGACGGACTCGGTCGATAAGGTTTTGGAGCGTTGTGGTGTTGTTTGGCATGACGCCCCCCTAAAAAGAGAGGGGGCAAAGCCCCCATCTCAATTTTTTAATCTGCCGTGACTTGGTAGATGTCATGAATTGCCTGAGCAATCATTTCTCCATCGCCACTCTCCATGGCTTTCAGGAAAGCATTACCTGCTGCCCGTCTTGCCATGCCTGTATCCTCTTCTTCGCCTCCGGCCTTAGCCTCGTGCGCTTTCTCAAGGATTGCGAGAGCCAATGCTGGCTTACTTGCTGCCATCACTGGCCTCCTTTATTATGTTACGCTGCTGTTTTTCAAAAGCAGCATAAAGGTAAACTCACCATCCGCGGGGGTCGCATCCGCTGTTCCTGCGGTGTCATGAGCTGCAAAGGTTACTGTTTTTGCGCTGGTAACATCATGCGCCTTTAAACGCATAAAGTCGTCGTCGTCAGCAGCCGCTATATTAAGAGTAGCGCTTGCGTGAAGCAGTCCTGAATATTTGTCATCCAGGGTAACGACAACCACGCCAGTTGAAAAGTCTCCGACAGTAAAACCAATACCGTCGGTAACAGTGCAGGCTCCGCTGGCCACATCAACCCGGCCAGCAACAATCTTAAGCTCACGCTCAATTGCCTGCACATCTTTAAAATCTCTATTCGCCATAACTCAATCTCCCTTCTGAGTCTGAATTATAGTGCAATACGAACGTTCCAGCCCGGAGCTGAACAGGCTACGTTGCCGTAAAAACCGCAGCGTACCTCGTATGCATCTGCCGTGCTTTCGCGCAACATGTTGCTGCCATCAAGGTCAAGAATCTGTGGAGCAGCACCCAAAGAGTTGAGGCTCCATGTATCAAGCTGAAGACCCCATGCAACGTCTGGCTGGCAGTTTACATCTGGAATAACGTCAACTGTTCCAGCTGGTCCGTGAATCTTCATTGAAGAAAATCCAACTGACGCATCAGAAGAGCTTACCTTGTCATACTGCACCTTAGAGCCCAGGGCTTTTTCAAGCTGTGAGTAATTCTTATAGTGCATCATTACGTGACTAGGTGTTCCGCCGTTACGTGCTGCAAGGCTAAGACCTTCAATCAATGCTTCCTCAATTGGAAGAGCAGAGCCGTCGTAACGGTTACCGGCCAATCGGCTGGTATCAGTTGTTCGGGTTACGCCAAAAAGATCAGCGTTGTTTGAGTCAACAACTCGTGGACACCATGCTTCAAGGCCAGAAATCTTTGCGTTAAGGTCGCCCTTTTGAACAAAAACATCGCCTGCGTCCATGTTGGTCACTGTGCCGGTTACAGTAATTGTTCCAGCAGAACGATCAACTGAAGAAACCGTAATGTCTCCACTTTCCTGGTCAGAAGAATCAGGCTTTCCAAAACGTGAATCCGTTGAGGTGTCGGTTAATCCATCAAAGCAGTTTAAAACCATCCCAACTTCAAAGTTTGAAGTGTCTTCTGGGTTTGTCAGAGTAAAAGTTTGACTGCTCACTGAGCTGATTGTGCCAATTGCGCCGGTTCCATCGCGGTACATTGCAACAGCCATAGAACGCTTCAGCGCGTGAATTGCACCGTCAACTTCCATGGTTGCGTAACGAACAAATGCGTCAGCGTTGCCCTGTGAGGCACGAATTGCTTCGTGGGTAATACTTGCGAAAGAATAATCACGAACACGGGTCAGCAAAAATTGCTTAACGCTTGAAGCGTTTGAGTTATCTTGGCCGTTTGCAAAAACAGCACTTCGGCGCTGTGGGCCGCTTACGATGATTGGAATCGGCATATTCTCGCCGCCAAAGCTTTCATACTTAGGCATGAGTGCCAAGAGAGGGTTGTTCTTGTAGACCATCTCTTTGATTCGTTGTGGTTTATAATGCTCTTTTAGAGCTTCGGTAACCAGCGTTTCGCCGCTGTTTCCTGTGCCTGCCGCTGTTGTTGAAAATACACCAATAGCCATTGTCTTCGCCTCGTATAGTTACAGCCCGTCAATTCCCATTCAGAATTTGCGCCATGCGCTTCAAGGATTCTGCTCGTGAGAGCATACCTCCATCGCGCTCGGTCGTTTGGGCCGAGTTTTTGTTACTTAAAGTTTTTGGCCCGCCGTTGTTCGCTGGAGCCGCTGCTTCTTGAGACGCTTCTTGTTCGGCAGGAACTAATTTAGCTTTCCACCGCTCTTGTAGCTTTTGTGCACCAAAATAGTGTTCGGCCTCTTGTTCGTAATGGTCCTCAACTATTCTAGCGGCGTCGGAGTATTCCATGATTTCTTTGGTCTTAATGTAATGCTGCTGCATTACTTCCGCGACCAAATCATATGCCCCCCGATGCTTAACTAAAGCATACTGTTCATCATTATCAACAAAGTTCTTTATGTTGTCAACAAGTGTTGCTCTGGCCCTATCAAGCCGTTTTGTCTCGGCGTCTTTTTGCTGCGCCTCATACGCGCTCTCGATTTTCTCAAGACGCGCTTGCAGTTTTTCATTCTGCAAACGAAGCTGCTGCTCCTCTGTTGGGTTGCCTTCGTTAATGACTTGCTGCGTCAATTCATCATAGCTGATTCCAAGCTGCGAAAGCAGTGCTGCTGGATTCTCTTTTGCCAGTCGCTGGATTTCTCCAAACTGGCCTTGAGAATTTTCAAGCTCCGCAATTCTTGCCTCCATCTGCTTAACAGCTGATTCTCTTTTTCGCAGTGCGCGTTCTTTTTTTGCAATTGCAGCAAATTGCCGGGAGGCAAGCGGCTCTTCTTTTGCCTGAACCTGCTCTTCTGCTTGCTCTTCTGCTGCTGACTCTTCTACTGCCTGCTCCACAACTTCTTGTGATGGAGCCTCTTCTGCTTGTACCGCTTCTTCTGTCATATTCGCTTAACCCCTTTAAGTTTTTATTGGATAGGAGCAGCCATTTGCTCGGCTGCAACTTCATCCGGTCCCAAGTTTGCTGGTGGAGCACCCATTTCGGGTCCTCCCATTGCTGGCGCTGGCGCAGTTGCCCCCTGTGCCATCGTCGAAAGCATATCGATAGCCTCCTGCATAAATCTTCGCAGAAGGTCCAAATTCTCTTCAGGTGCATTGTTGATTTTCGCTCTCAAGTAAGCACTTTGAATCATTGCAATTGCCATCGAAAGGTTCATGAATGGCTCTGGCGGATGATATCGACCGTGCTCAACCATATCTTCAATCATAAGCTTAATTCCGTCTGAAGATGCTGTTGCCAACTGGTTTACCGCCTCTAAATCTGGGTAATCCAGGAGCCCACGAGCTTCTTGATTGTCAATCATCCCGGCCTGCACCATTTCAATGACTTTTTGAAGCTTCGCCGCTGGAGTTGTAGGCAAAAGTGAGGTGGGGTAGATCTTCATCACATATTGGTCCTTTTTTAGGTCAATATCGGACCATTTTATGGCCTGTATCTCTTTATCCCCATGACTAAGCACCTCGTAGGCGTCTCCTTCTTTGGAAATCTCCCTAGCAAGCTCAATCATCTGCTCAGCAGCCTCTAAAAACAGCTTTTCGTAATGCTGAGCCACAATCATAAAGCGCTCGGTCTCAATGTCTTGAAATTCACGCAATGCAACACCGGAATCCAGTCCAGAAGGCTTTTTAGACTGAGCAGCAAGCTGAGAAATGCCTGCAATTTCATATGCACGCGAATACAGCCTGTCCAGGTGAGCAAAAACCTCCGGAGAGGTTGTTCTCGGTGCCACCATTTGCGGAGGCGTTCCATTGTACTTAACAATGCCCCAAATTTCATTATTTAGGTGCCCTGGAACAATCTCAGACCCATTTTCAATGAAGACCTTTGGGGTGGCGAGGTGCATCTGCTCCTGAATCATAGATAGCAAATTATTGATTTCTAGTTGTAATCCTGTGAGCTGCTCAGCAAGCCCCTGCCCCCAAAAGCCCATTAATCGGTTCGACCAGCGAATAAATACGAAAGGAAAATCGCTTCTTTCCCATGGCTCGTCTAAAAGTGTGCAATTTTCGATTGCAATGACTCTTCGGCCATCTCCTGCGCCCTCATAACAAGGCAAATGCCATGCTTCGATGCATTCAACTTGCTCAGAAGCCTTATATTCAGAATGGCCTTCTCCGTAGCTTACTGCTTCGTTGATTTTCTTCTCTGCCTCGGGAAACATGCCAACCAAAACGTCTTTGGCCATAATCTTGCGCCGAAACATCTGGCGAGGCTTCGCATACCGAGATTCATGGTCATCAACCAAGATTTCACCCGGAAATACGCGCTCTACTTCAATTTTTCCGTCGCCCTGGTAAATATACATGCAGCCAGTGCCAAAAACACATGCATCCATGAAAACTTGCGGAGCAATCGAGTAAATGTCGGTTGCATAAAACTGACCATCAGTAAAACGCTCCAAAAGCTTAGCTTTCTTCTGCATAGACCAATTTCCGCCATGAGTAAGGTATGTAGCTCTTGGCCGAGCCTTGGCAACCTTGGCCGTTACGGTGTCACACATGCTTTGAATGATGTTGAGCGTAACTCGGTGATTTGTGTTTGGTGTATTGCTCATGTCACCAAAGGAGGCCATGTCGGTATAGTGAGCGTTGCCATAAAGGGACATGTGAGCAACATTGTCTTGCTCTCTTCCGCCTTGGACACCAACAATTCCAGCAACAGCCGAAAACAGCTCCTCATGAGGGTCTGATTTTTCGTTCCACCAGTAATTTACAATCTTCATTGTCTCGCACCTTTTAGTTTAGTGTCCATCTGTCCTGCCACCATGGTCCATCAACAGCACTGTTTTTTGCCAAGGTTGATTCCCACATGCGTCGCTCTTCTTTGCTCCAGCCTTCTGGAGTCGTGTCGATTTCTTCTTGAAAGGTATAGTGCCGACTTTCGCGCCACATATAAAGCGCAGCATCACTTAAGTGGTTGTCAAAGCGAGCATCTTCGCGCTTTCCTGAGTCATCCCATTGCAAAATATCCCACTCTTTCAGGATTTCTCTGTCGATGATTTTAAGCTTACCTGTCGCAAGGTCATCATTCATCATCTCGATGTAGGTGACCTTGTTTCGCTTCTCGGCAGCCTTGAGCGGAAGCCCGTGCCTTTTTCTAAATTCCTCAACAATCGATTTACCCAGACCGCCCGTATCAGCCACCATGCCAATGAAGTGGTAGGTGTTTTCCATGGAGCGTATTTCTTCAGCAATCTCTGTTGGTAGCATGTGGCTTTTCTTAAAAGAATCCACAATGTACAAATCTGGCAAGTCTCGGCAAAACGCACCCACCACAAAGGCCGTGGCATCTTCATAGCCTAAATCCACCCCCAGCACGTATTCCCAATCATGGTCATGACTCAGTGTGTCAGCTAGGTTTTTCTCGCCATACTTATAAATCAGGCTATCGTCAGATTTGACCCACTGGCCTCGCCACTCACGCATATAAACCGGGCTAGTATCTGACCAGCCGCGTTTTTTCCTTCTGTCTGCAAGCCACTTAGATGCATGAGGAACATGCGGGTTTTCCAGAATGGTCCAAGAATGATTCGAGTATTCATCCCTAAGCCCAGTTGTGGCTTCAAAGAAAATCCCCGAGCAATGACTTGCCGGGGTCCCAATCATTGCCAATGTGCCATCGTAATCGATTAGGGCAGGTTCTAAAACTTCCTCAATAAGAGAAGTTAAGTGAGGACCAAAAGATGCGGCCTCATCAATAACAACCAGCTGGTACGCAGAGCCCCGGAGCTTATCAATCTCAGCCTCATCATCTGCACCAGACATAATGATTTGAGAACCGTTGGGAAGAATTGCAATAAGCTCCGAGGCGTTGAATTTAATGCCCAGCATGTATTTCTTATCAGCCATCTTTAGCTCTCGCCACATCAGCCGTTTGGCCGACCGACGAGTCAGAGCAATATATGCACAAATGGTGTGGGGAGATTGGTGCGCTGCCTCCAGCAAGTAATAGCACGAGGCATATGTCTTGCCCGCACGTCTGGAACACAGCGCGGTCTTGGTTTTACATGGATCGTCGATGAAGTCCAACTGATAATTGAATAAATCATCTCGCCACTTGTAGACGCGCTCGCCACTGACTTCTTCCTCTGTCAGGGCAGAGGTATCCGCTTTTCTTTTGACCAGTTCGCGGATTATGTCGTGGCGTTCGTACTTCATGCTACTTTCTTGGGACGACCCCGTGCAACCTTCTCAATCTTCATCCAGCTAATAGCTGTCAAAGGAATGACAAACGTTCCTTTGGTTTTGTGGCTAACAGTCACAAAGTCCTTCTCCAGTTTCAAATCATAATCAGCATAATTTGGATTCTCAACGCTTATATAATTGTTGTTAAGAAGTGGTTGTGATGTGCTGTTTAACTGTATCGCTAAAACCTTCATTTAGGTGTCCTCCATAAACGCTTTTAAAACATCAGCATGTTGCAGCTGAGGGCTATAAATTATTCTATCTGTCATCCACGGGGCCATATAAGCAGCCATTACAGGCTCGCGCAAACCGGCCTTCTCAATCAGCCGCTTACCAACCCCGAACCCCCGAAAGGGCTTTTTCACATACATAAACTGAGCAACTGGCCCAACGTGGCAAATCCACCCGGCAATCGTATCATCATCGCCCTCTGGTGTGGCAACCCAAACACTGCCCATCTCCATCGCGCCTTTTATAATCTGAGTCTGTAATTTAAACACAGCCCACTTTGGCTGCTGCCGATTCAGCCCAGCATAAGCCCTTGTCCACGATGAGAGTATAAAGTTGGTGTCCGCCTCACCAGCCTGCCTAATATCTATCACTTGCCCAAAGTCTCCCGCGCCAGCTTCTCCAGCTCCTCATCAGACAATTGACTCAGCGCATCATCCTTTTGCATATCATCAATCGTCTTCAGCGCCCTGACCAAGTCGCCAACCACCTTGATGTCATTGGGCTCCATGTCCCGAGCCTCGGCGGTAAAGATTGCACCCTCTAGTCCCATGGCCAGGAGAGCCATGAGCTTATGACGCACCTCGGCAAGAGAGGCGGTTTCAACCACCTCGTGCTCTGGCTCTTTGGCAGCAACCTCTTCATCGAGCAGGTCATTTGCCCAGTCACTCATCGCTAAGCTTCTCCAGGAATTTCATCTTCAGCTCTTTGAGCCGGTTAAGTGAATGCTCATAGCCGTGGGAGTAGTGGGCCTTGTTGTGGATAATTTTGCCAACCATGGAGCGAGAAACCCCGAGGGCATTGGCCAGCAGCTGCAACGACGGAAGTGTGTTGGTGAGATAAGCTTGGCGTATCATCTCTACTTTTTGTTTGGAGACCAGCTCCTCTATGGGCCTTCCCGGTGCGCGTGACATGAAAAAGCCTATATAAAAAATGGTTGTGACATACAGACAGAATATTGGTTATCTGGGAATTGTCAACTAAAATTGAAAATCTGGGAATAAAAATTCTAATTGCAGAAACGGGAATTAGAGGCGCCGGAGAGTTGGGAGGGTGGCATTTAAGGTAAGTACCGGGTATCGCGACCGGGGATAGGTACCCCCTTGCGATATCCTGCGTGTTGCATTTTGCGACATTCTCATGTTGCGACATTGTTGCAAAATGAGACAATCTCAAATTGCGAATTCGCAGAACGAGAATTCTCAAATTGCGACATTTTTTCATAATGAGAATTCGCATAATGCGACAACATCTCATTATGGGATTTGTTGCATATTGAGACAACGTCTCAAATTGCGAATTGTTGCATATTGCGACAACAGCACCCGTGACGCACTGCATTGCAGATTGGTCCTATAAAATAGGACCAATTTTAGAGTCCAGTCCTATTTTGAGATTTGGTATTAAAAAATAGGGCCAATAGAAGTAAATGCATTCTTTCAAATCACTGTAAGTTATTGAAATAATTGAAGAAAATCGACTTATTTCAGCACTTATATTGAGGGAAAATAGTGGTAAGTCGGGGTAAAAAGCCTAATAAAATCAGGTAGTTAGGGTGGATTTAGGATGTATAGTATATATATCCTTTTATTATATATATAGTATTCTACTAACCTACCTCTCTCTACTCCTCCCTACCTCTCTCTCTACCTATAGAAATAAAAGAAACAATGAAACAACCCAATTTCCTTAACAATTCCAACCACTTACAACTGTTTTTTATCACTTTATCCTCAAGTAATAACTCAGTATTAAATAAATTCCCTAATGATTACAGTATGTTAACAAAAAAAGTACTTTTAACAAAACAAAAGACTTGTATACCTGTTAACATCCTGTATACTAAACACATAACAGCCTGAGGAGAGAAAACATGCTCAAGAGCATCCACAGAAACTTAAATCTTGCACGGAAAAACCCGTCAAAATTCGTTTGGATTGTATCCGCTCCAAAGAACAAAGCAGGCACATTCTCAGCGTCCGACAAGGGCAAAAAAGAGTCAGAAGTACATGAGGGTGCATTCATCCTTAAAAACGCTTGGTTCGACGTCTCAGAGGCCGGTGCAGCGCGTATCAGAAAAACCAATCGCGAGGTTTGCGCGTTCGCCCGTGGTGACTTCGAGATGACCACCAAAAAGCTTCCAAAAAAGGCGCGGCGCGTCACAATCAACATGCTCGCCAAAGGCAAAGCCGACAAGATGACAGGCGGTGTCGGGCAGGGCGAAACATGCTTTGTGTATGCCGACACCCGCGAACCATGCCCGACGAAATCCGGGCTCACAATTTATGCAAATCAGGAAGGGATGTTTATCATATGAACCCGAACCAATTCATTTATTCTGTAAACTACATCGACGGGCGCTACTGCGTTTTGTGCCGGGATGAAATCGTATCACGCCACAAGAGCCACATTGAGGCTCACAAGGCCTTAGCAGCATTGGAGGCGAGCCTATGAGAATCACAATCAACCACAAGCTTTCGAGCGAACGCATAGCCCGACACAAGGAGCTGTGCGCCATTGAAGCCACTATTGCCGCATGTCACCCGGGATTCATTGTGCATGAATCTTGGGGTGTGGATGGTGGAATTATTTATGAACTACGAAAAGAAGGAGGCAGGGCAATGATTGGAATCAGTAAAGCCGAGTACGAGGCTATTCAGGAGAATGTCAACCTAACAGCTCAAACTGACTCAAAGGTTTACAAGGCTATTCAGTCCGGAGACCTTTGGACGGCAAGGATTCGGATCACTGCTTTGATTGAAAACCAATACCAAAACAGGTTTGACCATATGGAGCTAGATTCTTACGCCGGTTCGGCGATGCATTATCTCTTAAACTATTGGAGCTTATAAAATGTTTCAAATCATGTGCACCATATCGGGCGGCATCCTAGGGAGCCGTCAATCAATTCTCAAGAGCAATGGGAAGCCGATGCTTTTCAGTAGTAGGGAAGATGCGCGCGCTATGTGTAAACAATTGAACGCGCGCCGGATGAAATGCCGCCACAAGGCCTACATAATTGATACCGATAATAAACCTGCCTGGACGCAAAAATAATCCAGGCGATAGATATTTGAAGAAAGGGATAGATAATGATTGACGCAATCTTAAAAGATAACCCGGTTCTATTGGAGCGCGATTTCAAATCACGCGTTGATATGTGGGAGAAAATCAGAGACGCGGTTGAGCGTAAACACCCTGATATGGATACGGAAAAACAAGCCGCTATTATTGGCGGTATCATTGAAAGGCTGAAATCATGAACGCTATAGAATACTGGCAAAAACTAACAGACAACCCGGCAGCCCGTCCGCTCTTAACTGGACGCAAAATCATAGATGTTCGGTATCAGTCTGATTCAGAGGTGGATACTTATGGCTGGATATGCCGAGCGCTTGTACTTGTCTTGGATAATGGTGCAGAGCTTGTACTCTCTACTGATAGCGAGGGAAACGGACCCGGCGCCATGTTCTATTTCGAGGGAGACAAGAGGGAAGTTTTTTCTTCAATGCCAAGGATTGAAACCAATGCCTAATTACCGCTGGAAAATAACTAAGGACCGAATAGATACAGGGGCAGAAGGTACAGAAGGACCTCGCAACTTGGACCCGACTATCAAGGACAATCCCGCCCGGTTCTCGATGTATGACGACGATGGAGAGTGTTATTACGAAGGAATGATTTATGGTGACTATAACGGCTTTGAGCCGCTAGACGGTTTCGGCACGCCTAACGCCGGATGCACTGAAATCAGAATTGACGGGGTGGCGCTATGAGTGATTCGGAAAAAAGAACATGGAACCCACTGATTAAAGAGGAGGTGGTCGTTGCCATGCTTGCAAGTACCGGCTTAAAGGGCAGTGAAATTAACCGATGTCTTGAAGACATGGGACCAATGAAGCTAATCAATCCGGCACACGAGCAGGATGGCATGGGCTGCTACGAGACAATGGTCTCTGAGTTTTTCCAGATGTCTTGCGCGGAAGTCCAAGAATGGGTCAAAGAAATAAAAGAAAGGTCTGGATGGGATATAGGACGATGATTAAAACAATACTCATAAAAATATGGGAAGCTGCGCAAGTGGCATATGCGATTGTGGCTACCTATGTTTTGATATGCATCGCGCTTAGTTGGTAATTAAAAAACGTCTGTCTTAAGCTGGCAGGCTAGAACAAAAAGTAGGGTGAACAAATGAACCATTTATTATGGCAAGGCCGTAGTGCGCTCAATAATGAGCCGATTGCGCTTATATCTAAGACTTCTGGCAACAAAAAGGTAAAGGGCAAGCGCTCCAACATCTTGGCGTTTGCTGTAATTCCCATGGCGACAATTGACGCCATCAAAAGGGATGAAGCTAAGCGTCCAGGCGCTACTCCTATTCAACGGTCTAAGGTTTACTTGGCTTCTATGAAATCAGGCGCAATCGATAGCGCGTGCGATGATGCGTGCGAGCATAAAGGAACACTCAAATGCTATGCGCAATTCAATGCGCAATCTGTGACAGAACCCGTCTCTATGATTTTGGGCGTCAATGATTTTGGTAGAGGCCGTCATCATTTTATGGGTCGCAATGGTTGGAAGCTATCGCCCAAAAAACTAGCAAGCGCTTTAGGGTATGGAGCCGGGGACAAGTTCCGCCTAATGATTGTAGGCTCTACCGGTGCATTGCCTGAGCATATCTCAACACGTCTAATCAATGACCTTGAATCGCTTGGCATGCGTTCGCTTGCATACGTCGAAAATTGGCGGGCCCGCCAAGACTTGCGCGGTTCTCATATGGCAAGCTGTTATTCACTGGACGATGTGAGGGAAGCCGAGTCAATGGGATGGCGTGCGTTTTGGTCTCCAGCTGCCGAGGATATCGGCAACACTATACCGGATGGGATGTTACTTTGCCCGGGCTCTAAATACTATGAGAACCTAAAAGGCAAGCGCATAGGGTGTGGCGATTGCGGACTATGTGACGGCGCCTCAAACAAGTCATCCATCATTAATATCAGGCATGGCAACGGGGATTTATCCCGGGTATCCGGGCTGGTCCGACGTGGTGCATTATCAAGTATGATTCTAAACAATTCTGGACGCGCTATGGGTGCGTATGTGGGGGCATAAAATGAGTTTAACAAGATATGAGGATTGTTGGGTGAGTAGCGGTGAGGTCTTGTTTGAAGACAAGTGCCTTTCGTTTTCTGCGTTTAGCATTGATGACGCAAGGTTCAATCTAGATGCGGCTTTTAAAATCGTAATAGACATAGAGGAAGCGCCGGGGGAGGATTTTTGCATGGGTCCTTTTCCTGTGGATATGTGCAACAAAAAAATAAGAAAAGGCATTGATTGTGCCCAGGGCAAAAGACACAGCGAGTTCTATAAAATTGTACTCTTGTCAGCCTATGGTCAGGAAACATGGGAAACCATAAAATCGATTATGCATCAAATAGAACTAAAGGATGGGTATTCAACCCCTGAAAGGATTAGTTGGATTAATGAATAAAAAACAACTAAAATACGCTCAATCGCTTATTGGTAAACTAGTAGACACGCCAACGCACCATAATGACACGCCGTGTCGAGTAGAGTTAACAAGTGATGAATGCGGACCTATTGTCATGGTTCACTTTTCAGGGGGTGAGAGCTTTCCTCTGGGCGATGTACAGCTGGCAAAAAAACAATATTATCTTTGCAATTATTAAAACATAGGGACCTTACGCTATGACTTATAAAGAATGGGACAAGCTCGTCGAGCGCGAACAATCCAAACAAAAAAAAGAAAAGTGTTGTTTCTGTGGTCATGTAGGGCCAAGGGTGTGGGAATACCCACTAACACCTAATGAGCATTATGGTTTTTGTTCAAATTGCAAGGGAGCATAAGAACGATAGTCCACGCCCAACTAACAAGGGGCTAGTGAGTCACACATGATGAATGGGGGTTGTTCCCCTAGTGAATATACCTTTAAGCAGGGAGAAAAAAATAGCCAGCCGAAGACGCGATAGGAGAGTGATGGAGAGTTCGGTCCCGTGCCCTTGCAAGGCAGTAAGTGGAACTAAAGATGAACGGAGCCCCACTGCCCTGGTTTACCAGGGCTCTTCGGCAAATCAATAGGGACCAAACGGTCCCTATTTTTTTTATCTGCTCTCCAACCAATCAATAGCGGCTTGGCTTCCCCTGGCCACAAAATAAATCCAGCCGTTGCTCTCTAAAATATCTCTCCATTGTTTCTGACTCTTGGATAGCGTGCCGCCCTTGGTTCGTTTCAGCTCGATAGCTATCATGGGTTGGCCTATTAGGATGCAATCTGGCACGCCCGGCGATACGCCAAATGACTTGAGACGACTAGCAACGGCTTTGTGCCTATGCTCCCCATTAGGAACGTGAAACCAGTGATAGCCCTTGGAGTTAAGATAGGCGGCGAGCCTTGTTTGCTCCCATGCCTCACTCTTAACTGGCTCTTTCTTATTTCGTCCGATTGTAGACAATTGATGGCCGTCCTTTCTTGGGTCGCACTTGCTTTTGTTCAATGCGTCGTGAATCAATCAAGTCTTTAATGATTCTGTTTCGCTCGTCTCTGCTTATTGCCTGGGTTTTACGTGTCAGGTCACTGGACTTGATACCTCTCTTAGGAATGAACTGTAGAACGGTTTTAAGTTTTCTCTCATAGTCTGTATCTGCCACGCGCTCGACAACGTCCGCGATACTCACGTTGATAAGATACTCGATAAGCTCACAGCCCCACGTGATATCGTCTAGAGATATCTTGGGCTGGCGATAATCTAAACCAATAGCACGCACCATCGATATCTTAACCGCATGCTCATAAGCCCGTGACCACATGGGGTCCATGCCTGCTTGCCTGCTGTCTACCATTTTAGTACGCATTCGTTTGGCATATGCTGTCAGATATTCCTGGGCGTCATCATCGATATCTAACGTATGTAGTTCGATATCTTTAACACCGCTCGATACCGTTACGCCTTGCTTGGTTCTGATATATTCTGTGACCTGCTCAAAATATTTTAAGAGGCCAGCCGGTGGACTCAGGTCATCCGGGACATTCATCTCAGGCATGTGGCCACCGATATCAAAAATGATAAGCCGGTTTAAAAATCCATCCATAACCTGTGTGGACTTCAAGCTCTCATAGAAGTGACTTGGGGTTGTGGTCCCATACACTGATACACATGGCTGATAGATATCAATCCTTGGCCGATTGCCATCGGTATCGGCATATTGCATCCCTCGAAACATTCCCTTAGACCGTCCGAATAATTCCATTAGAGTTGTCATAATATCTTTACGATACGTGGCAGCCCTGCCATCGGTCACAGATTTAAGAAACAATCCAAACTCATCGATGGACATCATGGTGGCTGGATTCTTTTGCACATGCTTAAGCAAGCCCTGAGCGCTCGACATGCGGCCAGTTCCTATTCGGTCACCTTGCCCAATGTCTGTAAAGATTTGGTCCGCACAATGCATAGGATGCTCTTTGCCTGAGCCTGAGTAGCCGATACCCACTGTATAGATATTGGTTCTAAGGTTTGTTTTAGAGCGATAGTATCTACCGTAAAGCGTGCCCAGGACAGGAAGAGCAGCTGCCAATGCTAGGATGGGCTGAGGATAAATAGCCGTGCTATTGATAAAATGGCAGACAGCGCCAAGGGCACCGGGCACATTTAAAAACTTACTAGGAAATACCCGCTCATCCAGGTCCGTGTCTGGTACGTCAAACTCAGGGATAGCCACTTCCTCGATAGCAACCGGAATTGCTTCACTCGGATTATTCTCAATATGTGACTTAAGAATACTTGCAACCGTTGCGTCCACTTCTGCTTGCATAAGCGGATTGTCGTTTTGATTGTTCCATTCGTTGGCCTGCTTAACCACAGACAGGATATCATCACCCTTAGCAACGTATTGTCCAACCATAGAGGCCAGTGCATTGTTGCGTCCACCTTCTGCCACAGGGCTTCCGTCGTGTGGCTCTCTTACTTGCTCGGTATCAAAGATGTATTCCCCAGAGGAGTCAGTCCCATTATAAGAATAGATGGTGCTAAGGTTTTCTTGAGGCAATGGAGGAAGCTCATCTGCCATCGTAATCATGCAGCCGCTATCAATCTTCCACTGATACAGTTTGCCGCTAGGGTGTACACTGGGCGGCGCCACTACATAACCGCCACGTCCCCTTATATCTACCTTGCCCTTTTCATTTACAGAGTTAGGCACCACGCCATTAATCCCATAATAGAAATGAGCGCCACGGGCAGTCTTAACTTTCCATGGTGTGGGCGGTAGGTTGTCACCTATCCAGCGAATTGTATCGTTGGTATCAGCGTCCACCACAATACAGTTGACACCAGTCACAACACCCACGTTTGCATCTGGCCACTTTGTCCACCAGCTTTCTATCTCTTCCTCTGTTGGCTCTCTCTCCTGAAATTCCTTCCAAGCAATTAAAGGTTTTTTCCCTCTTGGTTTTAACGGTATCACGCGCAATCCGTTGTCCCACATTGAACGGGCAGCTTCCCCCAATTCTGACATTATATCACCCTCCAAGGTTTATCAGATTATATTTTGATTATTCTTATTTCTCAGATTCAATGAGCTTTAATCCCTTGACTAAAGCCTCCCTAAGAACCTGAGACCTGGATGGCATACCCGCCGGGTACTTCTCGATGTCCTTACCTACCTTTGCTCGCAAACTTTCTGCAAGGTCCAAAATATTCTCATTCAATCTTAACCCAGTTACCTTTGACATGACCCGTCTCCTTGTTGTTAAATGGTCTCCCTCCACAATAATCTTTGATGTACATATTTACAACAAAAAAAACAATAATAAATAAAATATTTGTTGACAGACAAAACAACAAAGTGTACAAATGGGAATAAGCTATTTTTTTTAGGAGAGTGAACATGCAAGAAGTAGAAAACAAAAAACCACAACCAATTGACCTGCTGGCCTTTGAGCTTAAGAAAGCCAAAGAGCTAGAGGCGTCTGCCCGTGAAAAGCGAGTGCAGATTGAAAACCAGATTATTGAGGCGGCTGGAATCAAAGAAGAGGGCAGCACCACAACCAACGGTAACTTCTTTAAGATTACCACCACTGGCAAGCTCACACGTAAGTTAGATGAGAAGGCATGGCGCACCATTTCTTCTCAGTTCGGCGATGATGCTCCTGTCCGTACCAAGGTGGACGTTGACACCCGCAAACTCAAGAAGCTAGCTGTAGACAATCCTGAGCTTTTCCAGCTGGCCTTGTCTGCCATCACAACCAAGCCTGCCAAGGGCGCGGTGAAAGTTGAGGAGGTATAAGTTATGGCAAAAGAACCACCCTTAGACCCACCAGATTATGATGATGAGAGAGAGCCTACTGATGAGGAGTTCGCTCAATGGAAGCTGAGGGACATGGATTATCTTATACAAGATGATGATGTTGTCGAGGCATGTGACAAGGTGTTGCGGCGAATTGGTCAGGACATTCTTGATGGAAAAGAAACACCCAAAGATGAGATTGCTCAAATACTTATTGATGCCGTTGAGTTCTTTTCTCAGGAGGGTGACATGTGCGAGGTGGGGGAATGGCGGCAAGCCATGAAAGAAAAAGCCGATGAGGATTTCATTGAGCCTGACCCACCAGATGATGATGACTATCCAGAGTACTATGATGGAACGGGGAAATACTAATGAACTGGGACCACGCTGGCTCAACGACGAGCTGGCCAATGGTCCTACGGTCGGGGAAGTCCTTATTAAGTGACAAGTAAAGGAAGGTGAAAGATGAAATTTACAAACACAAAAAATGCAAACGCAAATGCTGGCATCAAGTTCCTAGGCTACGGCCTAGCCGGTGCCGGTAAGACCTATGCAATCCGTACATGTGATGAGCCTGCTCTAATTATCAGTGCAGAGTCTGGCCTATTGTCATTATCGGATGTGTCGGTTGATGCTGTTACTATTGAGAGCTTTGATGATGTGGACAAGGTGTATGACTACCTTGCCAAGTCAGAAGAGAGTCAGAAGTACAAGTGGATTTGCATCGACTCATTATCAGAGGTTGCTGAGACCCTGTTGGTATCTGAGCTTGCAAGAAACAAGGATGGACGTAAGGCATACATGGAAGTGTCTGCTAGAACCCAGGCTATGGTTCGCAAGTTTAGGGACCTACCACGCAACATCTATATGACGTGCAAGATGGAGCGCCAGAAAGATGAGTTTAGCGGGGGTATCCTGTGCTACCCAAGCCTGCCCGGTTCAAAGCTGGGCCAGCAGATTCCTTACCTGTTTGATATCGTGGCAGCGATGCGAGTGGAGAAGGATGCCGAGGGTGTGCTCAAGCGCATGCTGCAAACAAGTAGCGATGCAAAGTATTATGCAAAAGATAGAAGCGGCAAGTTGTCGCAATTTGAACAACCAAACCTAGCAGCAATTCGCGCTAAGGTTTTAGGATTAGGAGAGTGAAATGGCTGGATACAGTTTTGACAGCAACGAAGTAAGTGATGAGGTTGCCCTTATTCCAAAGGGCACTGAGGTAAAGGCAGTGGTCATCGAGTCCGACATTCAGGACCGTGACTGGGGCGTACGTATGCCACTGGTACTTGAGGTTACCGAGGGCAAATATCAAGGCGCTCGAATCTTTGATGGATTCAATCTTGAGCACACCAACCCAAAAGTTGGAGCCATTGGCCAGAAACAGCTTAAGCGTTTGTGTGTGGCTGTGGGCGTGCCACGGTTCAAGAACACCGATGAGCTACACGGTAAACCGTTTATGCTTACCGTTGGAGTACAGGAAGCTCAGGGCGGATATGATGCCAAGAATCAGATTGGCAAAATGAAACCATGTGAAGCTCCTGCTGGCTTTGAGGGCGAGCCAAAGGCTCAAGAGGTTGGCAAAGAAAAGGCACCTTGGGAGTCATAAGTGGCTAGCTTTCAATATGATTCTAATAGCGACATTGTCCGTCTAATATATGAGCAGGGCGAAAAGACACAGGGCGATTCACGTCGCCCACATCTTGGATGCTCTGCCATAGGTCGCGAATGCTCAAGAGAAATTTGGTACAGCTTTAGATGGGCTGGCCAAGTCATGTGGTCAGGCAGAATGCTGAGACTTTTTGACCGAGGTCAAAGAGAAGAGATTGTTCTGGTTGATGCGCTCAAGAGCATAGGGTGTGAGGTGTGGGAGGAGGACCCGCGGACGGGTAAGCAGTTTAGAGTTGAGTTTGAAAGCGGACACATAAAAGGTTCTGCTGACGGGGTTTGCCGGGGATTACCCGGCGACCCTAAGACCCCACACCTGCTAGAGTTTAAGACCCATAACGATAAGTCGTTCAAGCATCTGGTAACGAACGGGGTGGCAGAATCAAAGCCACAGCATTTGGTTCAAATGTTTCTGTACATGAAAGGGCTTAAGCTGCCCAAGGCATTGTATGTGGCCGTGAATAAAAATAACGATGAGTTATACACTGAGGTGATTGAGTACAATGCAAGGCTTGCGGATGAATATCTTGAGAAGGCAAAAGACATTGTTGCTTCTGAGGTTGAACCCGAAAAGATAAGCCACAGACCAGACTGGTACAAGTGCAAGTTTTGCAGCTTTAAGGGCCAGTGTCATTTCGGTGTGCCACTAAGCATGAACTGTAGGACCTGCAACAAGGTAGAGGTTCATGATGAGGGCGAATGGTTTTGCAGTCTATACGGGGATAAGCTCCCGTTGGATAAACAAAAAAAAGGGTGTGAAAGATGGCAGTCAGTTTAAGAGGTTATCAGCAAGAGTCGGTAGATGCTCTCACGAATTACCTACACAGAAAATCAGGGAACCCGTTGTTGGTGCTGCCAACTGGTAGCGGCAAAAGCCACTGCCAAGCGGGGTTCATTCAGCAAACATTGAAGCGGTATCCCAATACCAGAATACTCTGTCTAACTCACGTTAAGGAGCTTATTGAGCAGAATGTTGAGAAGGCGCGGCTCTATATGCCGGATGCCGACATAGGCATTTACTCGGCTGGCCTGGGCAAGAGAGAGCTGGGTAAGCCACTAACGTTTGCTGGCATACAATCGATTTATAATAAGGAGTTCGAAGCTCCACACCTAGTCATGATTGATGAGTGTCACTTGGTGCCTAAGAAGGGCGATGGCATGTACCTCAAATTGCTTAACAGGCTTATTGAGGACAATCCCAAGTTAAAGGTCATCGGCATGACGGCCACACCCTTTCGTCTGCGCGGGGGAGTTCTTACTGGGGGAAAAGGTAAGATGTTTGATTCGGTGGTTTATGACCTACCGATTCAAAGGTTGATAGACGAGGGGGTGTTGGCCACTGTGGTATCTGCTGAGGCAGGGGCCACCATCGACACGTCAGAAGTAAAAGTGACCGCCGGGGAATACAACCTAAAGCAGCTGGGGGTAGCAGCTGACCAGGACCACGTTACCGCGGCGGCGGTCACAGACTTACTTAAGCATGGCAAAGGGAGAAAGTCATGGCTTATCTTCTGCGTATCCGTGAGCCATGCAGAGCATGTGAGAGACGCCCTAAGAAAGAAGGGCGTGTCAGTTGAGTGCATCACAGGGGAGACCCCAAAGGACAAGCGCAAGGAGATTCTCGCGGCTTACAAGGCAGGTAAGATTAAAGCTCTTACCAACTGTAATGTATTGACCACAGGGTTTGATGCTCCTGAGACTGACTTGATTGCATTGCTTAGGCCTACCGTGTCACCAGGGCTATATGTACAAATGGTAGGCAGGGGTATGCGGCCAGCCAAAGGAAAGGACAATTGCTTGGTCCTGGATTATGGCGGCAACATTTCAAGGCATGGCCCGGTTGATAACGTGAACATGCCTGAGCCACAGGGCGATGGAAAAGGCGAGGCTCCTGTTAAGTTTTGCCCACAATGCTTAGCCGAGTGCCACTTGGCGACCAAGGTGTGTGAGCAATGCGGACACGAGTTTGAGATGGAGGAAAAGGCACTGGGCAAAAGAGCCAGTCAGTTATCTATCCTTTCCTCTCAGAAAGAATTAATAGAATATGATGTAAGCCGGGTTAAGTATGTCAGGCACCAAAGCCGGGGGAGCGGAAAAGTATCTATGCGCGTAGATTACTATGACGGTCCACTTAAGGCTTGTAGTGAATGGATATGCTTAGAGCATAGAGGATTCTCTAAGCACAAGGCTGAATCATGGTGGCTCAGAAGAGACAAGTACATCGATGATGTTCATGGCGTGCCACCAACAGTTGAGGAAGCTATCAAGCTAACACCTAGCCTTCTGGAGCCCGTAAAGGTGTACACCAAGAAGGAAGGCAAGTACGAAAGAATCGTGAGGTATGATTTTGAATAGCATGGTTTAGCTTGCCATGCTGCGGCGGTCACGGGTTTTTGTTCACCCTCCTTCCTGTGGCCGTCGCTCCTTTAAAGGAACGGGTGGTTTTGTCGGGGGGCAATATGACTAAAGTTAAGACAAGTTATTGTCAGGGGTGCATTCGAACGGAAGTAACGCTTAAGCTTACAATGGCAAATGGGCGACCATACTGGTTGTGCAAAAAATGCCTGAACCCTCTGCCGAGGGAATCTTACAAAAAAAATGATGAGTCTGAGTCCAGAAGAGCCTGGGGAGATTCTAAGTATGAAAACAAAGGGTGAACCAATGCAGCACATAGTTATGTACAGCGGAGGGCTAGGTAGCTGGGCTACCGCAAAAATTGTTATTGAAAGGCATGGGACAGAAAACACAACTCTTCTCTTTGCCGACACGCTCATAGAAGATGAGGACCTTTATCGCTTTCTGGACGAAGGGGCCAAGTATCTCGGCGTAGAGTTTACTCATATTGCCGAAGGCAGAACGCCGTGGGAGGTATTTTACGATACGAGGTTTCTCGGCAATAGCCGAGTAGGCAACTGTTCAAAGATTCTCAAAAGAGAATTTATTCATAAGTGGATAAAGAAAAGATACAAGCCAGACGAATGCATTATGTATCTAGGCATAGATGCGACAGAAGAGCAGAGATTAATAAGGGCGCAAAAATGGTGGGACCCTTACATTGTGGAGTCACCACTAACAGAGCCGCCTTTTTATGATTATGCAACCCTGAAAAAATGGCTAGAGGATGCAGGCATCGAGCTGCCATCTCTTTATAAGCTTGGGTTTGCGCATAACAACTGCGGCGGCTTTTGTGTCCGTTCTGGCCAAGGGCAGTTTGCTCACCTGCTTAAAGTTTTTCCAGAAAGATATGCTTACCATGAAAAGAAGGAGGAGGAGATAAGAGAATACCTTGATGCCAATGTGGCAATACTCAGGGACAGGAGAGGAGGGAAGTCTAAGCCAATGACACTTAAAGCTTTTAGGACAAGGCTTTCTGAGAAAGATAAAAATTTAAATCTATTAGAATGGGGCGGGTGCGATTGCTTTGCCCCGGTCAATAATGAAAACAAAGGGTGAACTATTATGAGAGATATTGGTGAAAGAAGATTTCAATTTGAAACACAAGAGAAAGAAAGTGATGGCATGTGGTGGATACAGGGTGCATTCCTTGTTGCCATTGTTTGCTTGGTCGCTGCTTATTTTCTTACACAAAGAAGCTACAAGCTTGAATACGCCATAGTTGGCAAGCCAGCCCTGGGTGATTTAGTGCAAAGAGATATGGAGCTGGAAAAGCAAAAGCTCGAAGATCACTATCGCTACAACTCCTATGAGACATACAGCGATGAGGACCGAGAAGGTTTAACTGCAATTATTTTGGGAGGTGAGTAATGCCTATTCAAGATTACGAAGCATGTAAGTCAATCATGGATATGATTGAAATGGCGACACGAAAGTCTGCTGACTTTGGTTCTGAGTTCGCTGGCCGTAACTGGCTCATGGATGGCGAGGAGGATGCAAGGGTGGCTGACGTATGCAAGCAAACAGTTGTAAAGCTCAGGGAAGCATACAGGACGCTTAGCGAGGTTGAAGAGCTTCTGGAGGAAAGAGCCAAACAGGTCGAGCCTGAGACTCCTGGGATTCTCCGAAGACTGCTCCTTGCCAATTAAACAATAGCACAAACATATCCGCCACAGATAAAATAGCTAGCATATATTAGCGCGGCCAGTTGTACTTGAACCATCTGGCCGCCTTTGCTTTTTCTGGGGAAGCTCCCCGCGTGTCGAAATGTACAAAGTTCTCGTACAGCCCCAGCCCAAAACCAGTGCCTAGTCTGCGAGCTGCGTTTTCTAGTTCGATATACAGCCGCAACATATAAGCACCGTGGCGCTTAGTCGCGTCTACATAAGTAACATCGGCAGCGTAGCAAGTACCATCTCGCGGGAGATGCCAGCTCTTCGATGCACCGCCTACCGCTTTATTGTGTTGCTCGCACCGGTACGATGAGTTGATTCTTAACGGGCCTAATTGCTTGCGCACGCTA